GTTATTTCAATACAAGAAAGTCTTGCAAATCCCAGAAAGAAAATGAAGAAGCTTAAAAATACAAAAGTTGAATTAAAAGCTAAAGATCGTTTAAAGATATCTAAATTTGGCAGGGAATTTGTTGAATTTTTTATTAAAAATTATAACGATTAAAAATTATAACGATAATGTTGGAACATAAAGCTACTTGTTGAAGATAGCTTTTTAATTGGAGGGAACGATATGGATATTGGAATGTTTATAAAGAAATGTTTTGAAATAGGGATTTCATTATTGAATAAAGAAAAGCTAACAGAGGAGGAGAAAGAACTTTTAAACGCTCTAGATAGTTTAGAAAAATGGATCCAAGATAGAATCCTTTTTGAGAATTAAGACTTTGGATAAATTAAGCGGGGTGAGGTGATGTGAAGCTAACAGAAAAGCAAAAGGCATTTTGCGATTATTATATTGAGACATTAAATGCTACTGAAAGCTACAAAAAAGCAGGATATAAAGTCAAGACAGATGGTGCAGCTAGAGTTAATGCATCAAGATTGCTAACAAATGCTAACGTTAGGAAATACATCGAAGAGAGAATGAAGCAAAAAGAATCCGAGCGCATCGCCTCACAGAATGAGGTCCTGGAGTTCCTTACTCGCGTCATGCGTGGCGAAGAGGTGGAGGAAGTAGTCGGCTTCACCGAAAGCGGCCCGGTAAAAGAGAAGAAGACGCCGAGCACTAGGGACCGGGTTAGAGCCGCCGAGCTTTTGGGTAAGCGTTATATGCTGTTCTCCGATAACGTTAACATAACTGGTAGCGTCGGTGTGCAGATTATTGATGACATAGGCAGTGATGATGATGCAGATGAGGCAGATTAAGCTTTCTGAGGTGGTAACGCCGGCTTTTTACGATTTTTGGCGTGCCGCGGGATCAAAAAAATATTTGCGCTATGTTTTAAAAGGTGGCCGCGGGTCCGGTAAATCCACGCACATTGCTTTACGGCTTATATATGACATGATGAAGTATCCAGTTACAACGTTATGCGTGCGGAAGGTTGCACGAACGCTTGAGGAGTCGGTATTCGAGCAACTTAAAGAAGCAATTGCGCTGTTGAATGTTGAAGACTACTGGCGCGTGATGAAAAGCCCCCTCCAGCTGATATATATCCCGCGTGGCAATAAAATTATCTTCCGTGGGGCCGATGATCCGCTGAAGCTCAAGTCGCTAAAAGTATCAAAATTTCCGGTTGCATTCTTGTGGATTGAAGAATTAGCCGAGTTTAAGACTGAAGAGGAAGTATCAATTATCGAAAATACGGTCATGCGCGGCGAATTGCCTAAGGGTTTACACTATGCTTTTTATTACAGTTACAATCCGCCAAAACGCCGGTTGTCATGGGTAAATCAAAAGTATGAGACGCAGTTTTTACCGGCTAATACCTATGTGCATCACTCGACTTATCTGGATAATCCATATATTTCAAAAGTGTTCATTGCGGAAGCTGAAGAAGTTAAAAAGAAAAACCCACAAAAGTACGAATGGGAATACCTTGGCAAGCCGATAGGGAGTGGCATCGTTCCATTTAATAATCTTGTATTCAGGAAAATCACGGATGATGAGCTTAAAAGGTTCGATAATATCAGGCAGGGGATCGACTGGGGTTATGGCGTCGATCCTTTTGCTTTTGTAAGATGGCACTATGATAAGACTCGGCGCCGTATATATGCCATTGATGAGATATACGGCGTGAAGTTGTCAAATCGCGAAGTAGCCGAGCAAATCAAGAAAAAAGGGTATAACGATATTCTTATAATTGCTGATAGCGCGGAACCAAAATCGATTGACGAACTCAAACAGTATGGTATCCGAATACGAGGGGCTAAAAAGGGGCCCGGTTCGGTCGAATACGGTGAGAAATGGCTTGACGACCTTGAGGAAATTGTGATAGATCCGCAGAGAACGCCTAACATTGCGCGAGAATTTGAAAGCATAGACTATCAAACTGACCAGGATGGGAATCCAAAACCCAAACTTGAAGATGTTAATAACCATACAATTGATGCAACACGCTATGCGTTTGAAAATGACATGCGCGCTCCGGCTATATCGTTTGATTGAGAGGTGATGGTACTTGATATCGTTTATGGAACAAATTAAGCGAATAATCGAGCTTGGCGCAAAATCAGCGATGACCTTGGAGGACATAATCGAAACTGAAATAGCCGAATGGCTTGGCTCGATAGAACGACAATGGATGCTTATTGGTCAGCGGTATTATAACGGCGATACGGATATACACAATCGTGTAAGGACTGTCATTGGCGAAGACGGTGAACAGGTTGAAGCGGTCAATGTTGCAAACAACAGACTGACTCACAATTTCGTCCGCAAGCTGGTTGACCAAAAGGTCGGATACTTGTTCGGGTTGCCGATGACGGTTCGGACGAGCAATGAAATTTACCAAAAATATCTCGATGAAATATTCAATAAAGGCTTTTTGCGAATGTTCAAAGATCTTGGCAAAGAAGCAATAAACAAGGGCAAGGCATGGCTGCACGTTTACTATAACGAAGAAGGCAAGCTATCATTCAAAAAAATTCCTAGTGAGGAAATCATACCACTTTGGAAAGACGCAGCACATACAGAATTGGACGCAGTCATTCGCGTATATGAAATAGAGGCATACGAGGGCAGAGAGAAGAAAGTTATCACAAAAACGGAGTTTTGGGACACAGAGGGTGTTAGGCGATACATTCTAGACGAAAACGGCGTACTGGTACCCGATGTAGAAGCTGGCGAATTTGATAGTCATTTTAAAGTCGTATCAAATGAAGAAGAAATTGGCATGAATTGGAAAAAAGTACCCTTCATCTGCTTTAAGTACAACGAAGAAGAGATACCGCTTGTCAAATTTATTAAATCGCTTGTGGATGATTACGATAAACATATGTCCGATAATTCCAGCAACCTTGAGGACCTGCCCAACAGCATTTACGTAATTAAAAACTATGACGGTACCAATCTTGGGGAGTTTAGGCGTAATTTGTCTGTCTTTCGAGCTGTAAAAGTAACGGATGATGGCGGTGTGGATACGCTTTCTTTTAAGTTTGACGTAGAGGCATTTAAAACACACATGGAAATGCTTCGCAAGAACATATACGAGTTCGGACGCGGCGTCGACACGCAAAGCGAAAGATTTGGCGGGGATAAGTCCGGTGTGGCGCTGAAATTCTTGTATGCTGATTTGGATATGGACTGCAATATAATCGAAACGGAGTTTCAGGCCAGCCTTGAGCAGTTGCGGTGGTTCATTGACCAGCACATTGCCAACACAACTGGGCAAGACTTTTCTGACGAAGTTGTGGAGTTTATTTTTAACCGCGATATCATTATCAACGAGAACGATGTCATCAACAACGTGCGGGCCAGCGTCGGTATCCTGTCTGAAGAAACCCTTATCGCTAATCATCCGTGGGTTACAAATGTGCAGGCAGAGTTGGACCGAATCCGCAAAGAGCGTGACGAGGATATAGCGCGGTTTCAGACGGGAGATTATAATTTGCCGGCAGAAGGTGAAGAATAATGCAGCCGCGAGATTACTGGCGTAAACGCAGCATGGAAATAGAGCAACAACAATACGACAGGGCGGAAGAATACATTAAGCGACTAAAAAAGGAGTACGAAAGAGCCATACAATCGATCCAACGCGATATTGAGGCCTTTTATGAACGGTACGCTATAAATAATGAGATTAGCATGGCCGAAGCGCGGAAACTTCTTTCGAAAAGTGAGCTAAAAAACTTCCGTATAACCCTAGAAGAATTCATCGAAAAGGCAAAGGATAATGTGGATGGGCGCTGGACACGTGAGCTAAACAATATTTATTACAGGTCAAGGATAAGCCGTTTAGAAGCCCTGCTAACGCAAATAAGGCAACAAATTGAGATGCTGACAGGGGACTTGCAGGAAGGCACAAAAAATTTATTGTCTGACACCTACACTGACACCTATTATCGCACTCTGTATGAGATACAAAAAGGTACAGGTATAGGTGTTTCATTTGCAAGAGTTGATAAAGAATCATTGAATAAGGTACTTCAAATGAAATGGCTGGGAGAGAATTACAGCGAGCGTATATGGCGCAACCGCGATAAGCTGGTTATGGAACTGCAAACAAAACTATCACAAGCATTTATACGCGGTGATAGTGTAGAAAGGACTGCCAAAGCACTTGCCGAGCGCATGGAAGTGTCTTTTTCTAATGCAGTGCGCATTATACGAACGGAAAGCAGTTTTATGGTACACCAGGCGACATGGGATTCATACAAGGCAAGCGGAGTGGTAGAGAAATACGAATACCTTGCTACGCTTGACGACCGGACAAGTGAGATTTGCAGGAGCATGGATGGCAAGGTATTCAAGTTAAGCGAAAAAGAAGTAGGCGTCAACTATCCTCCGCTGCATCCAAACTGCAGGTCCACGGTTGTGCCATATTTTGATGGTGAAATTGACGTTAGTGAGAGGATAGCCAAAGACAATGTAAAGGGGGTGTACTACGTTCCGAGCAATATAACTTATCAAGAATGGCTTGATAGGTATGTAAATTAATAAAAACCGGCATTTTGGTATCCTGGCCGTAAACTAGGAGACGTCACCGGACGCGACCGGGTTAAAAAGCGAAGACGAAAGAACGGAGGTTGATATTTATGGATTGGCTTAAGGAACTTTTAAAATCAAAAGGTGTTGCCGATGATATAATTCAGGCCATTGTCGCTGCTGTGGAAGAAAAATTCAAAAACTTTATTCCTAAACATCGCTTCGATGAAGTGAATGAGGCAAAGAAACAGCTTGAAGCACAGTTGGCAGAAAGAGATAAGCAGTTGGCAGAACTAAAGAAAACGGCGGGCGATAACGAGGAACTCAAAAAACGGATTGAAGAGTTGCAGCAAGAGAACAAAGCGAAGGAGCAGGAATATCAAGCAAAAATCCGAGATATGGCAGTGACCACAGCTATTAAGTTGGCAGTAGCCGGAGATGCACATGATCCGGACCTAATCGTTAGCCTGCTTGATAAGAGCAAGATTGAGCTTGATGATAATGGCAACATAAAGGCAGGGCTCGAGGAACAGCTTAAAGCCTTGCGTGAAAACAAGGCTTTTTTGTTTATCCAGAAAGAGCCCGAAACGCAGCCAAAGTTTAAGGGGGTTGTGCCAGCAGAGGGGCGAGATACTCCACCAAACATCATAAAAAACCCCTGGAGCAAAGAGCATTTTAATTTAA